ATTGTGGCTTCATCCCAATCGTGATATTTAATAATCCCGTTATCGTTGGATTTGTTTGAAATTGGCATTTTAGGGAGCACATCATACAACGCTCGTGCTTTAACTCCTAATTGTCCGATTTCTGGCAACACATAAGCATTTGTATTTCCTGAAATACTAGCTCTGTTCGTGATTGCTTTTAACTCAACCTCGCCTCTTTGCCCTGAAATAATGTTTTTAAGTGCCTCTTTTTTAGCATTAAATTCAGTTTTAAAAACATCCTCTTTTCCGTCAACGCCTTTTGTTTCAAGCTCTTTCAATTGTAAAGCAATTTCGGTAATATCTTCTGTTGCTTTGTCAATGATTACTTGCATTTCTGCTTTATTAGCATTAACTGCTTTTTCGATTGCTTTTGTTTGCAAGTCGGCTTCATACGCTCTTTTTGCTATTGCGTAATCGTTGGCTTCTTGTTCGGTCATTGCCTGAACCTCAGCATCTGTTTTGTACTTAAACATACTTTTGTTTTTTTAAATTAAATATTTCGTCTCCTTTTTGTTGTTTGAGTGATTTCTATAATCGGCTCTGGTTCCGTAGTGTCTTCGACGGCTACCTCTTTATTGTTGGTAATTTGTCCAGTTGTTGAATTGCTTCCAAATAATACCAAACTAGACTCTCTCACATTTTTAGCTTCTTTAATTGCAAAGAAATACGAAATATAATCAAATTCTTCTTTATTTGCAATCATTGGGTAATATAAATCATAATTTGCTTTATATGTAGCGTCATCAGGGTCGTTTGAATCCATACACAAAACAAATGTAACATACTGCATTCTCACACTTCCTTCAATATCGTCACCACTTTCTAACCATTCTTTTACGGCTTGGTGTTTTACCTGTTCTTTTGGAACTTTATAAATCAATGCTTGTGTATCGCCATCATAAGGCTTTCCAAGTAATGCAAATGGTACTTTAGCGACAAACATTTCAATATGTTCTTTACGTACCACAACTTTATCTACTTCTAATTCGTGATCAATAACGAGATAGTTTTTGCCTTGTTGCTCTTTTATACTTTTATTCCAAATATTATCGAGATGTAAATCTTCATGACTGTCTAGTATTTTTGTTGAATTAACAGCAATATAATAAAAATTATCATCAATTTTTATACCTTTCAATTGGTCTTCAAACTTCAATAAATCCAAAGATTTACACGTTACAGAAATTCCCTTTTCGCAAGATTTTTGTATTTGGGTTTTTTTAGCATCCGTAATGAAATCTAAATTAGACTTCAATTCCTTGAAAAGTTCTTCTTTTGTATCAAAGTTTTTATCAGGAAAGTAAATTGATTTTATCATTTTTTTACCTCTTTTGTTTTGTTTTGCTCTCTTTTTAGAAGTTCGGCTTTTGCTTTTTCTTTTTCTTCAGTTTTCATAACCCTAATTTTAGTTTGAACTCTTCTACTAATTTTCTGATTTCTTCAACGGTATATATGTTTGCAAGTGAATTTATATATAATTGCAAAGTTTCAATCTTTGTTTTCATTACCAACTGCATAACGGGTAAATGATCATAAGAAGCAACCAGCGATTCACCTTTATCAATCAATCCTAAAGAACTCGCAAAACTATTCATTGTATTATTAGCGTCTGGTTGTATTGAATTTTGGATATAATCCAACATTGCTTTTTCTTTGTTTTCGTAAGTGCTTGAGCCGTTGCTAAAATAATTCAATATATCTTTTGACATATCAAAAGCCAATAAACAAGTCAAAGCGTCATTACTAAACTGCTCATCTAAAAATAAACGCTTCATGTCGCTAACTAAATGCTGTGCTTTGATGTTTGCGTTAGTAATTAATAATGATTTTCCACTTATTTTAGACGTAATATCGTTTCTATCTTCTTGCTGTATCTGAGCTTCGTTTCCGTCTCCTTGACTAGCCATCAAATACTTTTGCGACATCTTAAGATTTACATTCTTAGACAATAAACCCTCTTCTATATTTTCCAATACTTTAGAAATTCCAGCCACACGACTTGGCGAGGTCATTAATGAATTGCAAGTCAAACCATTTGCCAAATCATAAGTGGGTATGATGTTCTTTAAAGGAATTTTAAACTCCTGACCATCTAATTTATATTTTATCTGTCTATCTCCAAACGCTTTTAATTCTGCTTTTGTCGAAATAAAAGATTTTACTTTTTGCGTTTCTAACAAATCCGTTTCGCTCGGAAGTAAATTATAGATAGATTTTGTCTCGTCTAAAGCTTTTACTTTGTATGTCAAATTGGTACCTGCTGCTGACAAAAACCACATCTGCTGGAACATAAAATCTTCTTGAGACTGAAAATAATTTGGCTGTTTGAATAATTTTAATATCGGACTATTTTCAATTGGCTTGCCTGCTGCGTTTAAATGCGAAATTTTCATTTGAGAATATATCTTACATCGCAAAGCTATAATAGTCATAAGTATTGGATTAGTCAATGACATATCCAAATACTTGGTAGAATTAGCAAAACCACCATTTTCTAAAAAAGAATAGGTAAAAGTACCTGTGCGGTCCCTTTCCACATTTACAGTCCTACCTTGAAAAAAATTAAATAATCCCATAAAGCAAATATAGTAAAAATTATTAACTCAAGCGAAAAACTTTTGTAAACCATGAAATTACGTATTTCATTGCATCTAAAATGTGATCGTCCCCGTTTTCCTCAGGAACGTCCATTTGTATTCCTTGCCAAATTTTCCAAGAATAGTTCTCATATTCGTTTTCAATATTAATCGACTCTTTTACGTAATGGATTTTACTTTTTTGCATTGTCTCAATTCCTGCCGCAATAGACCCACTACCTTTATTAGCGCCAATTACATTATATCCTGCGTTTTTTAATTTGCGTGCCTCTTCTTTGTTTAACTCATTCCCTCTATCGTGAATTATTTGTTTATGCTTTTCAATTCCTAACTTTTCAAATTCCTCTGAAAGCGTTCCTTTCATCTCATTTAACGGGCAATATAATATTTCATGAAAGAAATAATTTTCATCGCCATCGAATTTCATTTCAACAAGTGCAGTAGGCGCACTTAACCCAAAGTCTAAACCGTAATAGCTTTGATATGGCAATTTATAAAAATCTTTTTTGTTTAGTGTTTCCCAACCTTTAAAAATACGGTTTGGTTTTTCTGATTTTAGTCCACGACCAAAGACAAGCCAATGATACAAAGATGCACTACCAACTTCCTCGTTGTAAATGCATCGTTTTAATTCGTTTAATTTCTTTTTTGAGTGATTGTCTGGATTATTCTCAATATCATAATTTTTAGGCAATTCACATTCCGATAGTGGTTGATACGATTGTATTTGTATTTTAGATTCTAAAGGGCAAAATGGATTATCCTCAAATGTGGAAAATAAAGTAATGGTATTTTCTTTTCGCTTTTCTTCATTAACCCAATGTGTTTGCTTGGGGTTCCAATCAAACAAAATATACTTTGCTGTCCTTTGCGAAAGTTGCTTATAAACTTCATGCGAAAATTTATAAGGTTCGTTTATCCAGCAAATATCTTGAGTCATACCCATTGCATCGTCCTCATCATCCAATCCTGTAAATCTAATAAAGGAATTATTATGTAAAAAAGTCCAAGTATGATTGGTTTTATTTCTTAAAAAATACTTAGTTAGATTTTCGATTTTAATAAAAGCATCAAATTCCTGTACTGTAATTTCTTTGTTTTCTAACTGCTTTTTTCTACCCATTGGGTCTGAAAGCCATTTAACCCAGTCGACCTCTACAATTTCTCTACATGATTTTTGAGTATCTCTTAAAATGGTACAGGTAGTTAACGGATTTTCGAATAAATCTAAAAACAAGTTTTGGAAGTTGCTCCATGTCTTTGAACTCCTAGAACTTCCCTCCTCGACTATTAATTTGTATTTTCCTGACTGTGATGCTTGCCAAATATCACGGAATACCTTTGTGGCCAAAAAATCAATTGCGTTACTCGTCATCGTTATTCTCGATTATACGCACATTTATTGATGATGGGGTTTGGCTTATCTTTTCACCTGCCGTGGTTACGTCTAATTTATCGCCATATTTTTTAGGTTGCAATTTCGATAATTCCCACTTTTTCGAATCAATTTTCAATCTTTGCAGTTGTACCCATCCAGTATCTATTTTGCCTGTAGTTGGGTCTCTTTGTGGCTCCTCCATGTAATCTGCTTCAATACTTTCGAATCTAATTTCAGCTCTTAATTCCATCGCGCGCGTGTAATGTATGGCTTTGTTTTCGTCTTTTTCTATCCAAGAGTAGAAAGTAGTGCTATCTGGCATGCCCTCTTTTCTTAGCGTAGCGCGCAAAGATAATCCACTTTCGATAGATTCTATTATTAAATTAAATGTATTTTCTATATCATAAGCCATAACACAAATATACTAAATTATTCCGTAATAATAAAAATCTAATTTTTTCTGTATTTCTTTTGCTTCTTTATATTTGCCCTCTGCGTTAAATTTTTTCTTCTGGGTTTCTAAGTCTTGTAATAAGTTTTTGGAAGTCATCTAGTGTGCGTATTATGTGATATTCAAAACCTAGAGCTTCTACACGTTGTTGGAATTTGTTTTGTACTTCGCTTTGTATTCCCTTTTCGATTTTTACCTCGATAAAGATACATTTATTTTCAAGTAAAACAATCAAATCTGAAACACCAGCCATTTGACCTGTAAGTTTTAAATTTTTTGCTTCTAAAATATTCCTAGATCCGCCGTTTGGAACTGAAAATATTAATCCTTTTACGTTATTTTTAAACCAAATAACCAATTTCTGTTGTAGTTGTGATTCTGTCATAATTTTTAATTTGTAACCAAAGTAACCGTAACCTTTTTAGTTTTAAACTGTATAAAAAAATATAAATAATTCATTATATGCATAATATATGTAAAATGAAATATTATATATAGATAATTATATTATTTTAGGTTACAATGGTTAATGTTATTATTATCAATGTTTTACGTGGTTACTTTTTAGTTACAAAAAAGTTACTTTTAGTTACAAAAAGTGTTGTTCCGTAGTATTATTATTACTTTCGTACTTTTCATATAGTTCAAACCCTTTTTTAAATTCGCCATTAATTCGATGCAATTTGTAAAATATTTTATTTTTGGTAAAAATATCTTTAATGTCATACTTGGTCGGCTTAACCAATAATTTAGCGTTTAGAATATTTAAAACTTCACCTTTGTTTAAAATAACCCTTTCGGTAAATTTAGAATTATATTCAAATGAATAATGATTAAAAAATAATTCTTCAAAAGGCATCACCTCTAAATTTTGCGATGTATTGCTATTTAAAAATTCAATATCGGTGCTGCTATAAATTTTCCAGTCAAAATCTTTACGGTATAAATCAAAAACTTCTCGCCATAAATCATCAGTATTAATTTTAATCATTGCATCGTAATCGATACTTTGCACGTTAATAGGCAAAATTCGTCGATTTCCCGTAACATCTTTTAAAACATCGCTCTCATTACTTGTTCCGCATAAAGACGCCTTACGTTTCATTTTTGAATAAAATGCGCTATAAGGTAATCTAATATCAATTTGGTTTGCATCGGCTATTTTTTTAAAGTCTTTCACATCTTTAGTGGCCAAACCTCCGAACTCATCATCTAGGACAATCAAACCTTTTACCAGGTTGTAAATACTATCTTTGTCTTTAGCGTCTATTCGATGCTCTATGAGGTATTTTTGCAAATCTTTTGGCAATAGATTTCGAAAGAAAGAAGTCTTTCCTGTACCTTGTTTTTGACCGCATAAAACCAAAGTAAGTGGTGAGACTTTTGTTTCATGCATTGGACTTATCCAATTATGAACCGAACCTACCAACCACTTTTTAAACGCCCATCTATTAAATTCACATTGTGGATAAATACAATCGGCATACTTTTCAATATTCCCCCCTTTAAATTCTTTGTTGCTAAAAAAATCATTTAATGGGTTAATTGTTGGTGTTGCTTCGGAATTAATCATGTCCCGAACGTCCGACTTATTTACGTTAAAATCTAGGCAATTTTTAGCCGAAAAGTAAATACTATTTAGTTTTATGTCATCGAGTATTTTATCGTTTATAAAAATTTCGCTTGTGATGGAATCCCGATATGGATTATAATTTTCGTGTATAAAGTTTTTAAGTTGTGAAACTTCGGTTTCCTCGCTTTCAATTTGAAACTCTGTTTTTGAATTAATCAAATCTAAAATAAGGGCATCATCTGGAGCATCCAATTTTAATACTTCGGTAATATGCTTCTTTACGCTTTCAATCGTTGGCGTGCCTTGCGTCTTTTGCAGAGCAACTGTTGAAATAGTTTTCTTTGTTAAATCAGAATAAATCTCGATACCTTCTTCTTTTACGTAATGATAAAAGGTACCAATTGTAATATTCCCACCTTTGCAAAAGTTCTTGTAATGCTTTTCGATGTCCTTTTCGTTGTACTTTGACCCGTTTTGGCAAACTGCTTTAAAATAGTTCAATCCAGAATCACCAAACTTAGAACCAATAGCAAAACCAATATCGCAATATCTTTTATAATCATCTTGACATAAATCAATGTGCCTTAATTTATCAATGATTAAACTGAAATCATCTTGCACAAATATAAAATCCTGTTTTTTCGGTTTGGCTATTTTTGATTTTGCGATAAATTTTATTGCTTTTTCATTTTGGAAAATGTATGGATCATAAGATAAAAACCTTAATCGATTTTTATTTTTGCAAGATTGATCAATCATGATGTTGAAATTATCCCAATAGTACTGTCCTATTTCGTTGAATGATTCTAAGAATTTATTAGGGTTAATTTTTATAAATACGCATATCCCATCACCACCAAAAGAACGATGGGAAACAAACGTATATTTGTCTTCATTTATTTTATTAAGCAACTGCAAATCAACGTTCTCATCTATATCAACAACTATCAAACCATTCAATTCTAAAATATTACTCTCAACTTTTGAACCCTGATTCATAATAGCTGAACCTGTAATGCAAGGCATTTGATTTTTCAAGTCTTTATACTTCGATGGCTCTTTTTTTAATGCTCTAGCCGTCAAAACTAAATCTTGATACTTCCCATTCTTTATAATGTCGATATAATTTTCTAAATCAATATCGGTTTTATTGGTGTCTTTGATATTTTGGTAAAAGCTAAATTTCATATTTTTTCTTTTTAGTTTCGGTTAGTATTTTATCGCAAAAAGTTTCGTATCGGGTGTGCTTTCCATCTTTCAATATAGATTTTAAAATGGCTAAATAAATAGGTAAAATAAATTTCCGGAACCTGATTTTGAAAGATCCCTTTTGTTCATGCCATTCAAAATCTTTTAGGGGGGTATCAAATTTACATAAAAAAAGAACCCATTTTTGTTTTAAAACTTTTAAGACTTC